ACCTATTAGGGTCAATATTTGCATTGCCTTTACCCGTTTCAGTTTCAATAGCTGAATACTTATTGCCTGTTATAATTCTATTCATCCAAGCGTAGAAAAAGCTATGAATAATTCCTTCTTGATCAGATATAAAAGAGAACTGCTGATCAATGTAAATAGTACCAACAGGTTTCTTTTCTTCTAGTCCAACGGTATATCTACGAACACTGCGTGTATCAAATTGAATACCAGGAACCGATGCCTCATGTCCTCTCCATGTGCATAGGAGAACGAGCGGTCCAAGATCTACTCCATCCGTTTTAAAAATTGGAGGTGGGGCGATATCAACGTAATATCTTGACGCCGTAAGAATTGAGAATCGCTCAAGGTTAGATCGACATTGATTCGATAAAGTAAGGGGCTGCTGCGGAGGCTTAGCGATAAGACCCAGTCCCTGTAACTCACTACGCGCTCTATCAACTCCGTTCTGGAGTCCGTTCTTTATGGAACTGAAAGGATTCGATGACATATTATGTTCTATTTCTCGACGTTACGTTCGGTTTTTTCGGATAGATGAATCTTTCGAACGGCATGTCTAAGACCATGCTCCACTGCTCGACAGGAACAATCATGATGCGTGAACGAATGTGGCTATTTAGATAGGACTTCACACCAGGCATGAAGTATTTCTGAACTGAAAGATTTTGTAGAATGTTATATGTAATTCGTAACTGTGATGCATCTACGCTCTTACCGACATGAAGATAAGGCAACAGCGCATCCATAACGATCTTTCTGTGCACTGGTGGTAAATAGTGCATATTGATACCTGTAAACCCGTCTTCTCTAATTGAGAAAGGAATTACAAGTGGAAAGCGATCGTAATAGGGTAAGATCTCTTCATATTTCGGCGCGTACATAAACATGTACATTCTACCAGGAAGCACGTAGTAGCGAGCCCTATCAAGAGTGTTCATTTCTTGAAGGGCTTTACGTGGATTCGGATTAAACAGCTCCGTCACCTGACTGTAAAACCATTCACGCACTCTGTTAGGCTTTGACTTAGGTCCTGGTCTTGATTGCGGTACTGTTGTCATTTGATGATACCTATTTCTTTTTCTGTAAGCTTGATAAACTCCCAGCCCCTAAGGTCACAAAAATTCTCAGCAGCTTTCCATTTCGCCTGATTGATAGCCCATGTTCTCGCTTCGAGTAGGAATGTTTTCTTTTTCTTACCTACTGGGTTTGGTGGCCTGGTTTGGGAGGCAGGTTTAACTTCAATAAGCTTGGTCCCTTTTTCTGTCTTGACTTTGAAGTCTACAAAGTACCGGTGAAATTTGTTATCCACTGGTGATAAATAGGGAATAACAATCTCTTCCGAGGACCACGAAATAACTTCTGGGTGACTGTCTAACCAGAGCATGACTTTAAGCTCCCACGAGCTGCGATAAGTCACAGTGGTAGGGTCACCCTCGTACTTCTGAGGGTTTTTTGGTTTGAAGCGGCCTTTATACGTTCTCATAATACAGGTATTTAGATGGCAAAGTTCGGAAAATTAGTCACACAAGGTCTTAGCGGCTTACAGCAGGTTGGCGGTGGACTGACTGCTGTTGACAACCTTATAACATCATTTAGCAAGGCCACCTCTAAACCCGAAAGCTATATTGATAAGGTGCGCGCTACGTCATTGACAAAAGAGCGCAAGCTTATCACTCTACCGAAGTCATCACAGCCACGGCCTGTGAGTGAAATCGTTACACGCAATCGCGAAGATCTACAAACACTAAAAAGCTTTGCGTATCCAGAGGATCCGAGCCCATACGAAACGCGTATCTATTTCTTAGAATTTCGCCCATATTCTGTAGGCGCTCAAGACTCAGCCATCGCTCTTATCAATAAGAGTCTGGCAGACCAGCAAGCCCTAACAACAAAACCATTTGTAAACTCGGTAATAGCATTGCCGCTACCGGCTAACCTCGTTGAATCTATCTCCGCAGAGTTTGAACAGTTTGACGCCGGTCTTATCACCCCTGCCATTGCCCAGGCTGCTTACGGTGTTGGTAAAACCGCTTTGAGTAAGGGTGCTAGTTTTAGTGGTGTTGCTGATGCGGTTATCTCAGAGGGCAAGAGACTTGGTTCTACGTTTTTAACTGAAGAAGCGTTCAGGGCAGCTCTGCGTGCAATAGTAAACGGCACCACAGATTCAATCAGAGGTGTGATTAGTACAACAACCGGTGAAATTTTGAACCCTAACAGAGCCCTACAGTTCAACGGAGTAGGGTTACGAACATACGAGTATTCGTGGAAGTTCTCGCCTAATTCAAGGGAAGAGTCAAAAACAGTGCGTGATATTGTCCACCACCTGCAAATGAAGTCTCTTCCTTCAAAACCCCAAGGTGAACAGTTCTTTCTGAAGTATCCTGACCTTGTTCTAGTTAAGTTTCAGCGACTTGAAGAAAGACTCTATCAACATAAACTGTGCTTCATCGAATCGGTGAGTGTCAACTATGCACCGTCTGGCCAACCTGCTTTCTTTCATGATACTAATGAACCTGTTGAGACAGAGATCACTATTAAGTTGAGAGAAACTTCTATTCGTACTCGTAATGATTATCCTGAAAACAAGAAAGAAACTGGTAGGTAATAGTCAATGAGCTACTTCGACAAAATACCTCTCGTTAACTACAACGGCAAGACCGTTCGCAACATTACAGCAAGAGTTGCTGTTGATGTTAAGTCTTTGATCTCTACAACAGAGTATCAACCATACTATCTGCCTGAGACAGTTCGTCCTGAGCATGTTGCATTTGACTATTACGGGTCGCCTTCCAGTGATTGGATCTTATATCTTGCTAATGATGTTATTGACCCATATTACGACTGGGCACTCGATAACGGTACTCTTGAAAGATTGATTACAAAAAAGTACGGTTCAATTCCAAAAGCTCTACAGAAAATTCTTTACTACAGGGTTAATTGGAAGAGTAATAATGAAGCTATTACTACTAGTGAGTATGATACTCTACCTGTAACTCACAAATACTATTACACTCTTGATGCATCGACGGAAATCGACGGTATTGTGTCCTATAAGCGTAAGAAAATCGATACTATTATCAATACAAACAAAACCCTACAGGTTACTGTAAGTAATACGAACGGTCTTGCTATCGGTGAAAGAATTGTACAGACCAGTGCATCCGCTGAGATTGCAGCAATTGTTTCCAACACCACCTTGATTGTTGGCAAGGTGACAGGTACTCTTAGTAACAGTTCTTTCACAAGCAGCGAGTCAGGTCTGTCTCGCTCAATCTCCGATCAAGTCCAACTTAAAGTGAACATTGGCGACGATGTGTCGATATTCTGGGAGCCTGTCTCGGCATACGATTATGAGTTTGAAATGAATGATGCTAGAAGATACGTCACCGCAATCGACAACTCTATCAGGTCAACTTTTGAAGAAGCCGTTGAGACTCTATTAAATGAGTAAGTACATTCCTGGTGATGCAATTCTCAAAAGTGTCACGATAACCAACAACGATACAAGTAAGTCCTTTGAGATTACTGAATCAATACTGTCGATTGAAGTATATGAATCAGTAACACTTCCGTACGTTACAGCTTCTATTACAGTCATTGATTCATATAACCTCATTGAGAAACTACCGATGAGAGGTGGTGAGTATATCTTCGTTGAATTTTCTTCTATTCGCCCGAAGTCAAAGACTGTATCACTACTATTAAGAGTAGTAGAACAGAAAGCCACTACTTTCTCAAAGAATAACAAAATGATCGGTTATATTCTACGATGTGTAGATATTGACTTTTTTACAGCGTCAACAAAAAAAGTAAGTAAGTCGTACAAAACAACACATGACAAGATGGTGAGTGATATTGTAGTGAACGTGATGGGATCGCAAAAAATTCTGGTTGAGCCTACTAAGGGGGCTCAAGAGATGATTATCCCAAATCTAAACCCATATAAAGCCGTTGATTTTATTCGACGTAAGGCTACGTCTACCAAGTACGACTACTCGCCATACTACTTTTTTAGAACGATTAACGATGACTACGTTTTTAGTACGATGGCTAATCTGTATGATTCAGGTACAAAAACACCGAAGCGCAAGTTCACCCAGGTCAATAGATACATTAGTGCCAAACAGCTGGCAACACCGAATGTAGTTGAGGATGATGACAATATTTTATCTTTCATCATGCCAAAAAAGTTCAATAATACGGCTAAGGTAGATGCAGGGGCTTTCAGTAGTCAGACTAACTATTTCGACATCACTACAAAACAGTTCAAAACAGAAGATTATTCTTTCGATAAGTCGACGTTCAAAGGTAAAGTTTCATCTGCTTTCGACAGGTTTGTGAAAGAACAATCAAAGTCAGGTACTACACACTATATTGTTATTGATAGTACACGGCCACCGACTCATGAAATTACTACTCTAGGCGCTAAGATTTCTTACGACCTATTCTTTAATGACGACATACTAACAATTGAAGTCCATGGCGATGAGACCGTCTCAGCAGGTGATGTTGTCGAAGTTACACTTCCATATCAGTCGACGGATGAGGGTGATGTTGTAGTTGAAAGAAAAACATTTAACGGATCGTTTCTTGTAACTAAAGTAAAGCATACCGTCTTTGTTGGTCCAAGAACCACGTTCAAAAGCGAACTACAGCTAGTACGTAAACCTAAAGCATATGAATAAAGACGTAACAAGTTCAATGAACTGGTTTATCGGGGTCGTGGAAGATCGAGAGGATCCACTCCAAATCGGACGACTACGCGTTCGAATTTACCATGTTCACTCACCATCAAAGAAGGATGTTCCAACATCAGACCTACCATGGGCATCCGTGCTGGTACCCGTAACATCGGGGGCTTTAACCGGCGTCGGCTTGGCACCGGTAGGTGTACAGGTAGGTACAACAGTTGTTGGTTTTTTTGCTGACGGTATTGAGAGGCAGGTACCTGTGGTTCTAGGTTGTCTCCCTGGTCTAACCGACGGACAAGAGAGTAAAAACGACGTCTCACAGCAGGCTAGAGGTCGTAACAGACTCACAAAAGCATCCGTCGGACCTGAGCCGGGTGATTCATATGGTGCAAAGTACCCTTTCAATCGCGCACTAGTAACTTCGAGTGGGCATACTATCGAGGTTGACGATACACCAGGTAAAGAGAGAGTCCATGTTTTTCATAAGAGTGGTACTTATATCGAAATGCGACCTGACGGTACCAAAGTTGATAAAACAAACGGCCAATCTTTCTTTATCAGTAACGGAGATGGTAGCATCTATGTGAACGGTAATCTAACGTTGGAAAGCACAGGGTCAGCTACGATCAAATCAGGTGGCGCGATGAATATTAGTTCCGGCGGCTCAATAAATATGGACGCAGGCGGAACATTTACCGTTAAAGCGTCAAGAATAACCCTTGACGACGGTGCACAGGATACAGAGCGTTACTAATGAAAGAATTTGACTCAACAGCATACACAACAAGCGGAGCCTCAACGGCGTCCCTTCAGAGGAATGTCTTTAGCGATATTCCAACTAACTTTGAATTCCACCCCGGAACAAAGGACTTAGCTCGTGTGCTCGACGAAGAGGCAATCAAACAGTCGTTGAAGAACATTCTAAAAACTAACAGGTACGAGAGACTATACAATCCGCTGTTCGGATCAAATTTGAACGCAATGCTTTTTGAGCAACTCGATGATCGAAATCTTGACGATGTTGATATTCTTATCAGAACCGCTATCGAAAACTTCGAACCTAGAGTTGCTTTGATTGATGTAGTAGTGTCCGGTCTCGTTGATGATAACACCGTTGCTGTAACCCTCTTCTACTCCACTCTAAATAATCCCGTTGAACAGCGACTCGACGTCACAATCACAAGAGTAAGATAATGTCCTCAAATAACTCAATCGAACTGGTAAGTCTTGACTTTGATGCTTATAAGCAGCAGTTAAAGTCATACCTTAAAGCACAGGAACGATTCAAAGATGTGAACTTTGATGGTTCGAACATCAATGTTCTTATGGACATTCTTGCTTATAACACATACCAGAATGCTTTCTATCTGAATATGGTAGCAAGTGAGATGTTTTTGGATAGTGCTCAACTTCGTTCAAGCGTCGTATCACATGCAAAAGAGTTAAACTACGTTCCAAGATCGTTTAGATCAGCGAAAGCTACTCTCAACCTAACAGTAACTGTAGATCCTTCGATCCTTGAATATTTTATCCCGAGAGGGTCGTCATTCTCTACTATTGTCGATAATCAAACTTACACATTTACCACAGCTGAAAATTGGTCACTCACGCCAAGTGAAGAGGTAGCAGGTGTTTTTACTGGCTCTATCGATGTATACGAAGGTGTGTTTCAGTCTGAGAGCTATGTGTATGAAGCAGGAGTTGTAAACCAGCGTTTTAGCATCTCATCTCCGACAGTAGACACAACATCTATCATAGTATCCGTCGTTGAGGATAGTGGTGAAACCGTTCAGTCGTACATCGTTACGTCGTCCTTATTCGGGTTGCAACTTGACTCTAAAGTGTGTTTTCTCGAAGCAGATGGGCAAGGTCGCTACCAGATTACATTTGGTGAAAGTGCCTACATTCGAAAGCCAAAAGATAATTCAATTGTTGTAATCGAGTATCGTGTTTCGAGCGGTGAGCTTCCGAACGGCGCTGATAATTTTGCTCTTGATTCTGAACTTGTCGGTGATCCTGTCGTTGAGATAGTGCCTTTATCCATTGCTTCAGGTGGAGCTGTTACTGAGACTAACGATGAGATTAAGTTCAGCGCTCCTAAGTTTTTTCAAACGCAAGAGCGTGCAGTCACCGCTAGCGACTATGTTGTTCTGTTAAAACAGCAGTTTCCAGAGATTCGCGCTGTGAATGCTTACGGCGGTGAGGAAGCAAATCCTCCTCAATTTGGTAAAGTTTTGGTATCTGTTGACCTTGAGGATGCTGATGGTATTACAGAAGCAAAGAAAACCGAGTATACAGATTGGCTCAAGCCAAGGATGCCCCTCTCAATTGACCCGGTGTTTATCAACCCCGACTTTATTTACGTTGGTGTTACATCAACAGTTAAGTACGACGTTGCACAAACAGAGCTAACAACAGCGGACATTAAATCTGCCGTTTTGAGTACGGTCATTAACTTCTCTGATTTGAATCTGGACGATTTCAATAAGACCCTTAGATACAGCCGCTTAATTGATGCTATTGATGGTGCAGATGACTCTATTATCAGTAACGATACTAATTTGACTATTTTTAAGCTTGTGCCAGTAACGGTAGGTGTACCTATTTCTTTTGTCGTTGATTTTGGAAACGCTATTACATCTGTCCTATCGAGTAGATTTCGCTTCCAGGGGGCGGCCGCATACATTGATGATGACGGTCGAGGAGTTCTTAGAGTACGTAATGTGCAGGGCGATCCTGTTATTGCAAGTCGTATCGGCACGGTTGACTATACAACCGGCACACTCACCATCGATAAT